CACCCCCCCATTGTATGTGTGTGTGCTCCATGTATGCGATAGTCACACCCTCCCCCTCTGTTTTCTGGGGTATTTGTCATTGTTCTATGTACCCCCACCCCCTACCCCATGGGGAGTACGACCAACCCCCACCCCCTCCTACTGTATAGAGATACTCCACACAATATATTTATTAAAATTCCACAACTTAAAAGGAGACTAACAATGCTAGAATTTCAAGTAAGTTACGCAATAATAGCTAACGAGCCAAAAGGATTAGACATAAGAGAAAGCATAGAATGTTTACCTGATAGACTTGTGCTTAAAAAGACTGAGTTATACGAATTAGAAAAGAAATTACTTTTAGAATATACTGATAAGCATAGAGATATTATGGATTGCAAAATAATAATACTCGGAATAGTAGCATACATAGACGATGTAGATGTTAAGAACTTTGCAGAAGAATATGCAGGAAAAACATCACTTACCGATACAAGAAAGAACCGTATAAAGAAAGAATAAAGGGTAAAGAGATATGGAATTAAACGATAAAATGAAAGAAGCTATAAAAGCGTATCTTAAAAAAGAAGAAGATTCTATGATTAATGAGTTTAACGAAAGACATTCAAAACCACCAACTGCCGTAATTGCGGTTCAGGATTATTTAAATGAGGTATAAGATATGAACAAATATTTAATATTCACAATCGTTATATGCGCAATTCCAATTACGTACCTATGGATAGCATCAATATTCAAAACCCCCTTCATTCCATATGGTGATTTCGCCATAAAAGGGTACACATCAGAGTTAAACTTATACGGTATAGTTAGTGCGATAAAAATATCTCTGTATGTAATATTGAGCATTTCTTTTTTAATAGCTGGATTCGCAGGTATGGTAGAAGTTGTATTTTTAATCCCTATTACGCCAGCATTGATAATTAACATTATGGCTATGAAGAATAAAACTTCTTGTTTTTATATAATAAGTAATATAAAAAGACAGGAGATATAGTATGAAGAGAAAATTTAATGAACTACATGCAATGATAATTAAAGCTAACGAGAATATACTTAAGGCTAATAATAGAATTGATTATATAGACCTTAAATGCAAACATCTTGAAGACGATTTTAACAATATTTACAGAGGTACTAACAGTTCAGCAATGAGTTACAGCGAAGGTGACATGATATTCGATAAAACAATGCTACACTTTACACCATCTTGTTGCTTAAAGAGCGAACATAGCAAACCTGAAACGGTAGACCTTATTTGGGGTGCGACTATGACAGTCAGTATGACAAGTTTTAAATCTATTAGGATGGATAAAGACAATAATTTCTATGCAGAATACGAAGATGCTTATGGTATTCAAACTAGGCAAATCACCAAGCAATGCTACGACAACATACGAGAGAAACTTTTGAAGGACTAATTATGAAAGAAACTATCTATAAATGCAAAGAAAACGATAACATTATAAAGGTATATAGAAACGATCAAGGAATAGACGAAGTACATATAGGCACGGATGGATTATCTGGTTGGACAGTAATAGGATACAAAGATTTAATGGAAGCAATAAAAGATAATTAAAAGGACTAAACCATGACTAAATCACAACAACTTAAAAGAGATTTAAATGCATTCTCAGGAGATGTAGCTAATGCTTGCCTTGATATAGACGATGTTATAGTAGATACTGATAGCATTAAGAGTGGTGAATTAGATAGCCAAGTAACTATTGTTAAGAAGATTTGCTATGCTTTACAGGAACAAACTAGTAATCTTCTGTATATAGCAGATAAGAAAATAGAGCATTTAGATTATGAATACGAGGATATGTAATGCCAATCATTGATCGTGAAGCAATAGAGCTTGAAACACTGAGAGCCGAAGTTGCTATATCTAATCTTCTTGTAAAGGAAAAGCAAGAGCGTAACAAGGTCTACAAGCCTATTAGAGAGTATATGGGTAGATACCTTGTAATGATAGGTGGATCTGCATCAGGCAAATCCTATGAAGCTGCCGATAAGGTTCTAGATCGTATTGTCCATGAAACTAAAGAGAATATAGGTCAAGCACATAGAATATTGTGCATAAGAAATGAAAGAAAGCAAATTACAGAATCACAATTCCCATTATTAAAAGCAAGAGCATTATTACGTTACCCTGATTTGCCATGGGTATTTAATGTAGGTCAAGGTAACGAACGAATAAAGTTATTTGGCAACGAATTATTATTCGCAGGGTTAGATGATGTTGAAAAACTAAAATCTATATTCGATATTACATCAATTTGGATAGAAGAAGCCGACCAAGTACTTCATAAGGACTTAAGAGAGCTTGACAGACGTTTACGTGGCTATGATGGATACATGCAGATAATGCTAAGCTTTAACCCTGTGTCCATCACATCGTGGATAAAGGGCAGATTCTTTGATGGTAAAGATGATAAAACGGTCTGTTTAAGAGGTAAGGCTATATTCGAGGATTTCACTCGATATGATAAAGCAGACGAATCCATAGACCTATCTAAGAAGATTACCGTAATTGATCCTGATACAGGAGATGAAGAAGAAATATATTATTACAATACCGTCATATTACATACTACATTCCTTGATAATAAGTTCCTTAAATATTCAGACAGGCAAGTCCTTCGTGATATGGAAAAGCATGATAAGAACGAATATAATGTATACGCTCTAGGACAATGGGGTATCGTTGGTGGAATATACTTCGATAAATATAATATAAATGAGCGTAGAGTTATTATGGATAAGTATATAGCTGAAAATGGCTTAACAAGGGGCTATTTCTTCTTTGAATATCTTAACCATGTGATAATCGATGATACTATAAAATGGGTAGATGATGCATTCGGGGATATAAGGATATACGAAGAACCAAGGATACATACTCCATACGTTATAGGTGCTGATACAGCAGGTGATGGCTCAGATAAGAACGCTGCACTGTGCATGAATAATATAACTGAACATGACGTAGCAAGTGTCCATATGAGTGGTGACGAGGACCTATATGCAAGGCAACTGTATTGTTTAGGTAAGTATTATGGGTTGCTTAACGAATGTCCTAATAACGCTCTTATGGCTATTGAAACTAACTTTTCTAGCCATCCTATGAAAGAAATACTGCGCATGGGATATGACAATATGTACACCCAAAAAGGTGATCCTGATAGTTATGTAGGTGGTACTCCTAAGAAACATGGGTTCAATACTAATAAGAAAACTAGACCATTAATGTTGGATAGTCTAAGGGTAATAGTAAGGGAATCGCCAGAGAATATTAGAGATATTGTCTTTATTAAAGAAGCTAACACATTTGCAAGAAACGATAAAGGAAAACCAGAAGCTATGCTTGGACAACATGACGATATGGTAATGGCATCTGCTATCTGTAGATATTGCAGAGATGATCAATATACAAATGAAGCTCAGGCATATGCTGATTATGATCTAACAACTTTAAGAGCAGATTATTATGAAGATTATATGAGTTCACCAGAAGAAGTTAAGCCAATGCTTCTTAAACGATATGTGGATAGAGGACTATTAAAACCAAGAGAAGAATTTTGGAAGAACTAATGTGCATAACTATGTGTATAAACGTGTGTATAAACTGTTGATAACTTGACATTTATGCACATTTAGCTTATAATTACGTATGTTATTAACAACTGACACTTTACAGGAGAATATTAATGGCTTTATTTAGCACAAAAACAAAGCATATGGATGAAGATATGGACGATAATAGGATCGCTAGTGATAAATTAAACGAATTTAAAGCTGAGTTTCTAGACGATTACAGTTCGTATGATCAAAATGATGTATTTAACTTCTTTGAAGAACGCTATAAAGGTAGCAGTTCTACACTAGCTAATGTTAATAGTAAATCAAATCAACCTATAAAAGAGACTAATGTTGTTAGGAACTTCACATCTGAACTGATTGAAGCCAAAGTAGATACAAGCATTCCAACAGTAGCAGTTAAATCAAGAAGAGAAAGCATGGCAGGTCAGGCGAAGATGATTCAGGGTAAAATATTATCCGATATTGATTCTATGCCTTTTTATGGTATGACCGATATAAACGAGCGCAATACATATATGCATGGAATAGCATGTACTATAATGAACTGGAACTTAAATAAAGGCTCACGAGATGCATTAGGTGAAAAAGAGATTGTTAATGTTCATCCTAAAAACATCATTCCACAGGCTAGAATATACAACATTGAAGAAATGGATCATGTCCATACCCTAGCAGCAAGAACTAAGCAAGATATATTTAAAGAATATGGTATATATCCAGTATCAAACGGTGAACAATACCCACAAGCAGCATCTACTAATACAAATGTAAGTACTAATGTAAACGGTTTAGAAGTGGCTAGTACAGCAAGTGACTTGAATAAGGATATAGTAACTCAAATTACCAGATTCTATTATGATGAAGATGGTGACGTAGGTAAGTTCTCATGGGTTAACGACGAGATATTAGTAGATTTACCTAAATATTATTATCCAAGAGTATCAGAATGTACTAAGTGTGGCGCAGAAAATGAACAGGGTACAGAAGAATGTTATAAATGTGGCAAGAAGAAGTTCAAAACCAAGATGATTACACAGATTACCACAGAAGAAGATATGACACTTACACCTTTAGTCTATACTTATAAAAGAAAGATAGTTATTCGTGACGATAACGGTGTTCCAATAGATGTAGAAGAAAAAGAAGAAAAGATAGTTACGGAACGTATAGTTCCTGCTGGTACAAAAATAGATATACCAGTTCCTAAATACTTCCCTGTTGGAATAAGAAAGAATGTACCACTTAACTTTATGTTTAGAGGTCGTTCAGATGTAGCATTAATAAGCGATCTACAAGAATCTCATAAAAAGATATACCATAGACGAGAAGAAAAAATACTTAACTCTAGTGGTATTATATTCCTTGATAATCAAATGCACGAAGAAATTAGCAATGATGTGTATAGAGTTATTAGAGGTACTCCTTCTCAGATTGAGGGTGCTAAGAAGTTTGAAACTCAATCACCAATTCAAGACGATACAATGTTAGCTGATAAGCTTTATGCAGATGCAGCAAGTACATTAAATGTAACATCATCTTTCCAAGGTAAGTATGATCCATCTGCTAAGTCGGGTAAAGCTAAAGAATTACAGATCAATCAAACTAAAAGCATTCTAATGAGCGCAGCACAGAATAAACTTAATTATTACGAACGATTATTTGAACTTATGTTTTGGTTTGACCTTAACTTTACACAAGAGAGTAGACCTTATTATAACGAAAGAGGTTATAGTGCAACAGAATATAGCGAATATAATAAATACGAATTATTAATGAAAGATAAATCTGGTGAATGGTATTTTAATACTGACTTCACCTTTAAAGCTGTAAAAAGTAGCGAGATACCAAACGATAAAGAATATATTTATCAACAGGTGCAAGTGCTTCTTAATGCAGGTATGTTAACACCAATCCAAGCATGGGAGGTATTAGCGACTATAGACTTCCCAATGGCTAAGGAGATATTAGAGGACCTACAAGTTGATCCTACATCTGAAATAGCAGCAAAGGTACTTGGAACATTAAGTGCAATGGGTCCAGATGATCTAATTAACTTCATACAGAATGTACCACCTGAAAAACAGGTACAGATATTAACAGAATCAATGCAGGAAGGAGGACCACAGAATGTATAAAATGGACCGCATGAAACCCAACGCTAAGGGTGTCGTTAAGGCAACAGCTCCAACAGGCGGAACTTCTACCCCTAAAATATTCAAGGGCAATGATTTGCGTACTAGAGGGTCAAGCATGAAAACCTACAAAAACGCTTTCCCTAAATAATCTACATTTAAAACCTAGCCATTTCGGGGCATTGTACCGTCATACGAAAGGATAATAAAAATGGAACAAAATATAATCCCTGTAGAACCAAATGTTATAGCTGACGAAGTGTTTGTAGACGTACAACCAGAGCCAGCAGGTGATCTCACACCAGCACAGGATGAACAGCAAGAACCTACTCCTAAGCCCACGCAAGAGGAAAAAGAACAGTATAAGTTCGCTGAAATGAGTAAGCAAAACAAAGAATATAAAGAACTTATAGCACAATCTAACCAAGCACAAGATGAACGTGATGCTTTTTATGCAAAGGAAGCAGCCAAAGCAGGAACTAATTTTGCATATATAACAACCGAAAAGCAGTACAGAGAAGCCCTCGCTAAAAAAGACGCAGAAACAGCACAGCGTGAACATGGAGTTCAACTTTATATGACTGCCGAGGGAATAGAACGCAATCAAGCGGAAGCAAAGTATGATTTATCTCAAATGAATAAACCACAACAATATGCTCAACCTACTGCTTCAACCATCGAACAAGAAGTTTCAATAAAAGTTAACGATATAACAAGTAAAGACATCAATGATTTCAATACAGAGTTTGGTAAAACACTCTCTAGCTATGACGATATATCTACGTTACCTAACGCTGACAAGATAGCAGGGTATATGAAAAACAATTTATCCCTATCTGACAGTTATACACTTGCTAACAGAAACGCTATTATTCAACAGGAACGACAAAGAGCGATAAATGGCAAGAACTCATTTGCACACGTCAATCAGCCAAGAGCTGTAGGCGGAGAACCTGGCACACAAGCGAAAGTAAGTGAGATAGCTAGTTGGCGAAAGATGGGCTATCCAGGGACAGACCAAGACATAGCAAAAGCAATCATTGATGCAAAAAATTCGGGCGAAATGCCCTGAAAGGATCAATAAATGCTATTCGAACAATATAGTGATCAAGTAGCTAATGTGCAAGCATTAGAGAAAAAAATAGGAACAAACGGTACTGACTATGCTCAAAGTGAAATTCTTACTTTATCATCTGGTATCTTAGTAAAAGCAGCAGTAACATCAGCTGGAACACAGCAGTATATATGTATGGAAAAAGGGGAAGGATTAACAAGCGTTCCAACCATACTTGTTCAACCATTAAGAACCACACAGAGGTTTAAAGTAACTTCAACAGCAACTATAGCTAAATCATTAATAGGTGCAGTGGTTACATTGACAACAGCAGCTACAGCTATAACAGGAACAGAAACAGCAGGAGTATTCCAGATAGATGAAACCGATGGTGTAACTACAACTTCCGAGGTTATTGGACACTTCGTCAACACGTTATCAGACGTATTATAGAAAGGAGTAATTATGATAGTATTAGCTGGATCAGTAGATAACAGTACAGCGATAGGTAAGCTTAATGCTCCTATAGCACAATATTTAAGACAGCAGGAATCACTTGCTGTAAAGAACTCAAAAATGCCTATAATCTTCCCATATAAGAACTCAGACAATTGGGCAGAGGGTTATGGTGGACGTACATCGTCTAACTCTAGATTTAAGTCAAGTGGCGAGAATGCACCTTATCCAGAATCTAAGACACAGGACGACTGGACAAAGACAATCGAGAATCAATACGATTGGTTAGACATGTATCGTATCTCTCGTAGAATGGTTCAAGATAATCAATTCAACATAGAAGATTCAAGTGACATTATAGTTAACTATCATCGTACAATAGAAGAATATGGAGCAGCTTTCTTAGCGAACGCAGCAAGTACTACTTTTGTATATGACGGTGTTACTTATCAAAGTAAAGTTGGTGACGGTGGAGCATTATTCGCAATAGACCATGAATCCAAGACAAAAGGTTATAAAGACCAAACAAACTCTTTTGATGGTACATTAACAGACGAAAGTCTAACTGTCTTAGAAGGACAAATGAAGGGTCAACGTGATGCTAATGGTGATTTATTAGGACTTCAACCTGACACAATTATAATTCCATGCTTGACAAGAGCTGATACGCTTCAAAAACGTAAGCTTTATGAAATATTGAACGCAACAGGTAACCCAGAATCAACAGATAGAGCTGGTGTATTTAACGCTGGTCGCTATACCGTTGTAGAGTGGGAATATCTAAACTTACCATCAGGCGCTACAGCAGGATCAACATTCTTCTTCTTATGTGATTCTAATTACATGAAGAAAACACGTCCATTTGTACATCAAGTACGTAGCGAATTAACTACAAGATCATACATAGAAAATAACACAGGTGCTTTAGTATGGGCTTCTGACAGCAGAGAAGTAATCGAGCCTGGTTCATCTTGGCAGGGTACATTGATGGTTTCTAAGGGCTTAAGCGGAACATCGATCGCTAGTTTGTAGGTGGATTATGAGTAATTCAAAAACAAGTAGCATACGTACAGGAGCAGGGTTCATTGGACCTCTAACAGGCGACGTAACTGGTGATTTAACAGGACAGGTATTTGGTACTGCAACAGAGTACACGGTAGTAACACCAGCAATAGCATTAACAGATACTCTTGCTCTACTAGATGCAACAACACAAGGTGTAGCAGCAACTTTAGCAGCAGGGACGGCAGGACAGCGTATAACCATCAAGGCTATAAACGTTGATTCAGCAGTAACCCTTGTACCAGCAGTATTTGAAGATGGCACAACTATAACATTCGGTACAGTACTAGATTCTATAGTATTAATATCTGATGGCACAGGTTGGTACATAGAATCAAATAACGGTTGCGAAGTAGCATAAACAACATAGGGGCTGTAATATGCCCCTTTAAATTAAAGGTGATTATAATGGATTTACATAACATAACTAAAGAAGAATGTTATAAACCTGAACATAGATTATTATGGAATATACAGGAAATTCTAAAGGAATTAATACCTAATGAAGCCAAGATTGTTAATAAACCTGTGGATAAACCTGTTAATAAACCTGTTAATAAGATTGTTAACAAAAAACCAAATAGGATAAAAGACCTTTATCCATTAGCAAAAAAACTAGGCATACCAAAATATGCAACTATGTCAACAGATGATTTAATATCTAAAATAAAGGAGAAACAATCATGACAGGTGTAAAACAATTAGGATATGTATTAGGTGTTTATGGTGAGTTAACTGTAGCAGCAACAGCAACCTTAATGAATGTTAATGGTATTGACACTATATTACATAATCATTCAGATGCAATTATATATATAGGTGATGCAGATGTATTAGTAACTACAGGTTATCCACTTAATATAGACGCTGAGATAGTAGTAACACAATCTGTGTATTGTATATCAGCAGCAGGTTCAAAGGCATTAAGACACATTCAAGTAAGGTGATAATATGAGTTATACAGTAGGCAGAATTAAAGACGAAGTTTTAAATCTAATGCGTGAGAAATCTAATGCAGGTGATATTGATGTTGGCGATAACGTCGCTGATTATTTCATATCTGTACCACCTCTTATTAACATGCATCAAAAAACTGTTGCTAGAAGCTGTAGTAAAATAAAGAAGATATTCGAGATTGCTCAGAACATGCCTGATAATTTACTTGGTACTAGAACATGGAACGGTGAAGAAACTCACGAAACAATAGCAATAGATAATGATGAAACATTCTCTTCTATTGGCGCACAAGCATATTCATTCCAAGTAGCAGGAACGGCAACAATATTCATCGAGGAAGAAACCGCAACTGATGTATGGACTATCCTAGATACCATCAACCATGTTTCAACTACAGGTCAAGGTTATGTTAGCTATAACGGTGCTATAGGTGCTGTAGACCTTGATAATGACGTTAGAATACGCTTTAGCGGAATATACAGATACCCTTATAGATGGGTTGCATTATTCGCTGACTTATTCCCTACTGCTGACCTTCCTATATACGAACCATATGTACCTTATGATTTACCAGTCGATTTCTACCAAAAGAATAAAGTTGAATGGAAGCATGAAATGGAGCAATTCGAGGGATACTCTGATTTTAGGTTTGATACACATAGCGGATCATCTAAAAGAATATTTTTGTATTACTTTGATAAAGGTGAGTTTAGGATTAATTATTATGCTTATCCTATTGTTGTTCCAGACTTAGATCCTGGCAATCAAAATTATCCTAATGAACAAGATGATTTCGTTTTAGATTTACCTGATGAAGCGTGTCCTGCTTTGGTAATGTTAATAGCAAGCAACTTAAAGCATGACGAAGATCCAGGTATGAGTATGAACTTCAAGAACGATGCTTATATTGAATTAAACGATATACAAATAACTGATACATCAGATCAAAGTTCAACCTCTGTTATTAACACTTATGGGTGGTAAAGTATATGGCATATCCTACAAATAGAAGGAAAGTACCAATTAAGAAAGAATACACATTAAATGTTGATAAGTTCATGGGAATTAACATTTCAGCTAATAGTACCCAAATTACCAAAGAAGAAAGTCCTGATGTTATTAACATGTTATCAGATGATAAAGGTGCTTTAGATGGTCGTAAAGGATGGATAACTTTATTTGATAGCTTAGGTGTTGGTTCGATTAACTGTTTATTAAAGTATGATAAATCAACAGGTCCTATATATATATTTGCATTTGGAACTAAACTATATTCTATAGATGATATTACCATAGAGCCATTGACCTATACGGAAATATTCGATGGTGTAGAAGATGTTACTATACGAGGATTTAACTTCAATGATAATCTTTATATCCAAGACGGTGTAAGTTATCTTGTTTATGATGGTACAACTGTAGAGGACGTTGTAGGATATATTCCAATTCGTACAACTGATACCCCTCCATCAGGTGGCGGAACAGTATTGGAAGATTTTAATTTGATTCAAGCAGGATTTACGCAGTTATTCACAGGTGATGGTGTATCAACGACATATGTCTTAGTATTACAAGATTTAGATGCGACTATAGTAGAGATTGATATAAGTGGGGTAACGCTCACAGAGGGTACAGAGTTCACAGTAGATAGAACGCTAGGCACAATAGACTTCTCAGCAGGAAGCGCCCCACACGGCGCACCAACAGACCCTACACCTACGTCCACTAACAATGTAACCATAACAGCATTCAAGACCATAGCAGGACGTGATATATTAATCAGAAACACTACTATAAACGCTGTATGGGGTGCAACAGAGGGTAATAGAGTATTCTTGTCAGGTAATATTAACTTCAAAAATAACGACTATAGAAGCGGTTTATTAGACGCTACATACTTCCCTGATACAGGTATTGTGATAGTGGGGAATGCTAATAACGCAATAGAGAGTTATTCGTTCCTATATAACAGGCTGGTAATAATAAAAGAGAAATCAATTTACACTAGGGAGTATATAGACAATGGTGGTAATCCATTATTCGGGCATGAAAAGCTAAATGGAGCTATCGGTTCAAGCGGACATGATGCAACAGATCAATTGAATAACTTCCCTACATTTGTAACTGAAAAAGGTGTATTCCAAGTAACATCTATTGATCCGTTTAATGAGCGCAATGTTAGAAATGTATCAGAGAAGATTGATAGGAATATAGAGTTTAATTCACTTGCAGTTCTTGGGATATTAGAACTTGGTGAGCTTGATACGTATATAAGCATAGATTTTGATAAGAAATATTGGCTTCTTCATCCTACATTAGATTTCTCATGGGTATATGACTATGACGAAAGTAGCCCAACATTCGGAGCATGGTACAGATTAGATGATTTCAAGGCTAACTGTATCCTAGAGATAAACGGTGCTATGTATTGGGGTAGAAGTGACAAGGGTACTATATGTCGATTTAAAGACTTTAATACAGATGGCGATATTAACTCAGATGATAATGAGGGTGAAGTAGAGGTAATTGAGAAAAGATGGACTAGTAAGTTGTTCTCATATAATACAACTACTAATCTTAAACTAATCAGGTCTGTATTTGTAGCATTAAAGCAAGGGAATAATGTTTCAGCCGACTTGTATAGTAGAAACGATAGACGACAAAACTGGAAGTTATGGACTACGTTCACAGCTTCATTATTCGATTATTCCACAGTAAGTTATAGTACATGGACTTATGAAGCAGGTGACTTCCCTAATCTATATAAAAAGAAAGTAAAACAAAAAAAGGTAGGCTATTATCAAATTAAGATAGAAAGTCTAACAGAATCAACAGCGTTAGGCATGTTAAGTGTTGACTTTACATTCCTAGTACAACGAGAGGTGAGATAAATGGCAATAACAGAAAATAGAGCAGGCTATACATTTAACCATTCAGATCAGGTAGCCGAATACGGTAAATCTGTCGGAGATTTTTCTATAGTTCAAAGCAATTTCGATTCTCGATGCGAAGAAGATTTAACTGATATTAATAACATCAAGACTAACTTAATTTCCGTTACGGAAGGTGACAGTGGAACTGATGCAATAGGTCGTTTCCAAGGTGGTGATGGGTTCGGCGATACACAGGCAGAGTTCAACGCTATAGTTATAGCAGCAGGAACAGGCTCTACCCCACCAGATGGCACTATAACTAATGCCAAATTAGCAACCGATGTTAAAGTCGGTTCGTTAGCAGCTCTTGATACAACTGACAAAACAAGTGTTCAAGCATCTATTAATGAGGTTAACACTAATGTCGGCTTGAAAAGCGGGATTACTCATGTAATTACATCAACTAATGGTAATACATATGCATCGTATCCTTTAAGAGTTTCAGAGAGTACCATAGAAGCAGGCAACTTTGAACAAAGTGGTCAAACAGACAATACAGACTTTCCTGCTACGTTTGCTACTATTCTATCTATTAATCATAGTAGTATTAGATTTTTTCAAATATTAATTCACGCTACCAATTCAACTATGTATACTCGAACTTTTCATTCGTCTAGTGGCGATTGGACGGATTGGATACAAAAAGCTGATACTGTCGATGTGGAAGAAGCATCTGCTAGGATGCCATATTGCAAAGTATCAAGAACATCAGACCAAGTAAGCGGTACTACTATATCTTGGAACAATGAGGTAGAAGATAGTTTTGGCATGCATGACAATGTTTCTAATACAGATCGCATAACGATCGTTCAAGATGGAGATTATCTAATTACTTCAAGCGCATCTATAGGTCTAACTACTACAGCGATTTCACAATATTCAGAAGCAAGGATAAACATTAACGGGTCTATAGTTTCTACAACGCTAAATGTCAGGTTTGACAATGAATCGTATCAACTAGCTATAAACGATATTATACCTCTAACAATTGGCGATTACATTACAATATCAAGCGACACAACTTATGGTATAAACGAGCGTGTACTAGGTGATACTGCTTTTACTCACCTGACAGTCAAGCGCATAAGGTAAAACAATGATAGTAAAGAAAAACAAAACTGATTTTATTAGCGCACTTAAACAGCAATACAATGGTGTTGATATTATCGAGCAATCTACTCCTATTGGTAGTACTTGGTATGTTAAATCAGGCACTAATAAGATTAAGATAGGCGATTTTAATTCAGCTTTAAATCTATATTCTTTAGTAGAACGTAATACTTTAACTCAGCATATATTTGATAGTATATCAAGCAATGATTTAAATGGTGGTGTTCATGGACTTAGATTTGATGGTACTACTCTTTACGGTTATAATAATAACGCATGGGAACCTCTTGCAAACACAGGTGCTATAGGTGATGTAACAGGTCCTAACGGTGCTGTAGATAACAACATAGCAACTTATGATGATGTGACAGGAAAGTTAATCAAAGATAGTGGTATTCCAATATCTGATATAACTAATCTCGATACAACTTATCTTAAACTTGATGCAAGCAATGACCCTATGCAAGGCGATTTAAGTATGGGTGAGTTCGGAATAGAAGATATAAGACAATTAATATTTGATACTACTCCTGCAACTCCTGGTACTGCTGAGGGTACTATACATTGGAACGGAACAGACTTTACACTTAATATAGTTACTGGGTTAGGACCTGTATTACAAATAGGACAGGAAATATATATTTTAGTCTGGAATGCAACAGGTTCTCAGATAGATGATGGTAGAGTTGTTCATCCTGTAGGTGGAGCAACGAACCAATTACCTCATATAGAAAAAGCAATATTCGACACGCACGTCGGTTTTACTCGTGATGTTTGGGTTACGACAATGGATATACCATCAGGACAATTAGGAATTGCTACAAAATTCGGTAAAGCAAGAGGCATTGATACTTCCATGTTCTCTAACGGAGATAATATATGGGGCAGTCCTACAACAGCAGGAGGTCTTACTAATGTTAAACCTCAATTTCCCGACTATCCTGTTCAAATTGGTGGAATCGCTAATGCAGCAACCGCACCAGATGGGGTATTGGTTGTTGATGTAAAAGGCGAAGCGATAGACACTATTACTAACTTCTGGAATGGTGTAATGCGAGAATCCTTTGACTTTAGAATAACATCTGACGGTGCAACCGTAACTGGTACATTAACCCCTACAAACGGACACCCTGACGAAACTATGATGTTTAGTGATGGATTCACAATGTTAGATACTGACCCTGGGGCAACTATAATATTAACTCCTGGTACAGATGAAAACCCACAAGAGAACTTTGTTTATATTCTTAAGACAGCTAAGGTGCTGGCATTATCAACTAGTGATTTTCCAGTAGCTCAACATATAAAGATAGCACATATATCGCTATGGTCTGCATCAATGACACAATCAGCAGGTGCATTAGCTAATCAGAACGTAAATGATGAGATTGAAGATACAACTACATTCCAAGGACATTTAACACATATAACAAGACGAATAAGGGCTTTTGGTGCAGGTTGGGAATCAGGAACGGAAGGTTCATTAACGGTTACAGGTGGAGTTAGTGATGTATTCGTATCAGTAACGGCAGGTAAGGTATTCCAACTACATCTACATGATTATCCAGTACAAGATATGTCGATAGGTGATGATATACATGTTATTAATGATCCTGTTACACCATGGAGAACTACCGATAATCTTAATGATTTAACCGATGATGCTAATGGTGATACTTTAAATAATAGATATTTTAGTATTGTAGTATGGGGAATATGCAATAAGTCGGGAGAACTATCCCATATATTATGCAACCTTCCAATAGGTAGTTATGTACAATTGGATTCAGCGATTTCAGATGCTTTAAACTATACTGTATACGATATACCAAGCGAATATAAAGGTGTTGCATTCTTGATTGCAAGATTTACATTCAGGAAATCAGGAACTACATTCACATATGATGATACACAAGGTTATAGAGATTTAAGAGGTCTTGATCCTAATACAATATCAGGTGGCGCAGCAGGTTCTAGCGGCATAACAACCTATCTAGGGTTAACAGATACACCCTCATCCAATCTAGCGCAAGCTCTTAAGTTGATACAGGTTAATGCAGGAGAAACATCACACGAGTATATAACGGCTGATAACATAGGACTAACTGATGTTATAACAAACGATTCATCTACCACTAAGCACGGATTCCTTAAAAAGCTAAGCAATGCATCTACCGAGTTTATGAACGGTCAAGGTAACTGGGCTGTTCCAAGTGGTGGAGGTGGAGGACGAGAGTTATTAACAGCAGACCGCACATATTTTGTTAGCCCTTCAGGGTCGGATGCTAACGATGGATTAACTACTGGTACACCATTTCTAACTATTCAATTTGCAATAGATACTGCTGCAATGCTAGACATATCGATACATAATGTTATAATAGACCTGTGGACGGCGACAGGTGTTGGAACGGTTACATACACACCCACGGCGATAATAAATGTTAAATATCCAATTGGAGGAGGGCAAGTAATACTACAGGGAAATTCGGCTAATCAGGATAGTGTAATTATACAAGGTACAGGGCTACTGGGTATATTCACAAAATCAGATACTGCAAACGCAAACACCGCATTCACCATGAAGAACTTGCAAATTGACGGTAATGGCAGCACTGGTACAAGGCATTGCTTGAACTTTTCGGGTGCTTGCTTGTTCATAATCGATGGCGTGCATTTTAAAGACGCAGGGAGGTTGGCAAGTTTGGCACAAGATGCATCAATACGATTTGCTGATAATAACAATAGTATAAAAATATCTGGCGTATTTAATACCGTGTTCTTCATGGAGCTTAACGCAAAAATCAAAGCATTGAATATTTCTTTTGACACTAGTAGCTTGACATCGTTTGTAACTTTCATTTCAATGGTAACAGGCTCAAATTACAGGTTAGAGGGAGCAGGCACAAGCTTCACAACAACGGCTATTCCAGGCACTCAATGGCTAGTTTTCGACAATAGTATCTTAAAAAGACAATCTGGGCTAGTAGTACCAGGCAATACAGCTGGAACGCCTGCACCTGGAGTAAGTCCTTGGGGTGGTGAAGTACGATGATTATAAAAGCAAAATCAGACCACATCAACATACCACAGCTATTAGAAGAGTTAAGCGGGCTACCTATACTCAACATTAACGTGATAGCATCTTATAAGTGCAGCGACAAAGAGGATGATAATAGTATAATCGGCACACAATCTGGTGTAGAGCCTATTTTAAAGGATAGGGCTACATTAGACGAAACAAACCGGATATACTCAATAATAGCTAATCATGAAAATCAAGACGATTACAAGTCTAAAAGATACGCAGAATACGACAATATCCCACAGCAAATGAATGACTTATGGGATGCAATAGATAGCAAGGGCAGGATAGATATTGATAGCACTTGGTACAAGAAAATAAAATCGGTTAAAGAAAAGCACCCGAAAGGAGCAATAACATGATACACTGGACATGGCTACTACTAGCTTACTTCATAGGACTATTCACATTTGCATTACTAGGAGCGAACCGAGGACAGGGATATAAGGATAGGTAGATGAATAAGATTAAACAATTCGCATTAAAGATAACTAGAGATGGCAATAATTACTCATGGGCGGTTGTATTCATGGGGATAGCGCTTGCGTTGGTTATTCGATTGGTGTTAAGGATATTTACAGGCACTGACTTTATCGTATTTAAATTATCTGAAAATATGGCAAGTTATAAACTCCTGCAATTCATAGGCACTAGACATATATTAAATTTATTATTGTTATCATTTAATGTCGCAATATTACTATCGTTCTCAAATAATGCAAATCTCAAAGATGTATACAAATTTACATGGATTGCATTGTTAGTCATAGCGATTATAGACATATTAGCAATACCGAATGTATCGACCTACGCGGTCGTTGCGTTAATGTTGCTTAGTAATATTGCTTATAACTTGTGCATCAAGTCGCGCGTCAAGAATCACATCATAACAACACTTATATTAATAGGTCTAATAATCTTGACTGGTGGATACCAATTATTAGTTATGTATATATGGTTCGATTCAATACCGGCCATTAGTCAAGCAATGGAAAATATGATCGAGCTATCACTATCGTTAGAAATGCACATGGTGTTGTTCGTTATATATAAATTCAGAATAAAGGGGGCAAGCTGATGCTAGAAGCAGTACTAAACAAACATTTACCAGAACAAGAGCCGTTAAAAAAGGGTAACGATTATTCCATCCTATGGTTCTTCAACGGCTTCAAAGGGCATATCAAATCAATGTCTAACAAACTAAGAAAGTAACACTTAAGGATTAGCTATATGAAATTAAGAAACAAACTCATAGAAATCATAGAGAGCAAATATTTCGAGAATATGTATAAAATTGTAGCACAATCAATCACGACTATATCAATGTTTTTGACTGCCTTATGGTTCGATAAATTACTCGAGTTTGGCTTCTTGGTTTTAGGCTATGGATTAGGCAAGGCGGCGTTCGGCACAACTAGGCACGCAATGTCATTTTCTAAATGTACGTTGTATGCATGCTTAGTATTTGGCGTAGCGTGCGCGATAGTGCCAACAACGCAGCAATCATTATTTACTCAGATAATACTAGGGGTTGAAATAGCTTATTACTTATCACCCGAGATTCAAGGAGGCGATGAATAAATGAGCTTTGACGGAACAATCACAATGGGAAGCATAATAGCGTTTATATCTGCTTTAATAGTTGCATTAGCATTCGTAAGGTCTGGCAGGAAAGATCATAGTGATAATGACAAGGCTATACTTGGCAAGGTAAACGAAATAGGTGTCGACGTATCTATACTTAAGATCGAATTCAAGAACATGAAAGAAGATGTGGGCGACATGAAAAAAGATATAAGAACACTTAACAACAGAAAGGAATAATCACAATGGAACAAAAAGTTACAGTACAAAATAGATTTAGGTCATGGGGATTATGGACAGCAGTAGCAGGAGCGATATGGATAGTTATAACTAAAGTGCTAGGCTATGAACCAATAGCACACGAAACCTTCTTAGCAGTATTGGACGCTATAGGTGTTATATTGATTGCATTCGGTATAATAAACGTGCCTACTAATAAAGGACATATATAAAATGAACAAAAATCAAGAGTTTATCAACTTAGCATTAAAACAAGTTGGTGACGATTATGTATGGGGTGAAGATGGACCAGATGAATTTGATTGTAGTGGATTAATAGTTTACTGTCTTAAAAACATAGGTCTTTACTTCAAAGATTCCACAGCTAACACCATATACGAAAAAGGTTGTTTCCACATTGAAAGAGGTGATCTTAAATCTAGCGACTTGGTATTTAAATTCAATGGGTTAAGGATTACTCATGTTGGAATATATGATAACGGATCTATTATTGAAGCAAAAGGTAGAGCCTATGGAGTTATTAGAGAGCCTATGAAATCAAGAGATTGGAATAGATTCGGCAAATTAAGAATACTATCCAAAGATGATGATATTAAAATCAAGCGTAGTGAATGGTATGCAGTCAAAGTTGATACATACTTAACATTAAGAGAAAATGCAGGAACAAGTTCAGACCCTATAAGAAGCCTATATAATACAGACCGTGTAAAATACCTAGACGATGAAAAGCTTGAAGGTAACAGTTTATGGTTTAAAATAGATTATGACGGTGTAGTTGGATGGGTAGCAAGCCAATATCTAAGACCTGTAGACGAACCAGTACCCCTAGAACCTGAACCCCTTAAAGATGGGATATATATATCAAAAGAAGAACTAATTGAACTACAGGCTCATTTAAGAGCTATAAACGACATACTAAAGTAAACGAAAGGGTGATATAAATGGCTGAAACATTATCTACAAATTTATTACAGCAAGGTAGTCAGGGTGATGATGTTACCCAACTACAGAATGCACTTACAGGCACAGGAGATTATACTGGTAAGGTAGATGGAGATTTTGGACCCATTACAGGTGGGGCTGTTTCTAGCTACCAAAATAACAATAACATATCTCCAACTGGTACTGCAACACCAGAAACTATATCATCCATTTATGCACCTAGTCAGTTTCAGTTACCCACTTTATCCGATACTGGATTTGGCGGTAGACCTCAAATAGACATGATAAATCAGATGGCGGAGCAGCAAAGGCTTGCTAGTCTAGGTGGTATACAATCTGCATTTGAACAAGGTCGAGTTGGGTTAGAGGGCGACGTACAAGGAGTTCAACCTCAATTTTCACAATTAGCAGGAGCGCAAAATGCTGCTTATATGCAAAACGCTAAGAGAATTACGGAGCAAATGGCGCAGATGGGATTAGGTGAAGGTCAAGCATTATCGCAACAATCAAGATTAACGACACAGAACCAACAAGCACTATCTGGATTGGCTAGAGATAAGCAACAACAATATTCAGACTTAGGCAGAGAAAGACGACTTCTCGATATTGGTTATCAAGGTGATGTAGCATCATCTATGGGCGATATAGAAGAATCTAGGATGAATCGTATGTATTCCTTGTATCAACAACATCCTGAATGGGCTGAGTGGTCTCCTGGAGGCAGAAAACCTGCTACTGGTGGCTCTGGTGGTGGTTCTACGGTAAGTGCTGCACCAAAAAGCACTAGAAGTACAACTAAATCCACACCTAAACCTAAACCTAAACCAAGCACCCCTCGAGAAACTTATACTATAGCAGACCAAGATATAAGGCTGTTAGAACAAGAGTATGAGCGTGGAATTACTCCAGGAGCTAGAAAGGCGCTAACACCTGATGAAGTCGTAGCTAGAAATTACGGAGCAGGTCAATATAATAATCGATCATCAGGATTAACGGCTGCACAACAGGCTAGAGCAGATTTAAACATGATACGTAGGGACATGGGATTATCACTGGAAAGATGATAACAGTTTTCAACAAGGAGGACATATAATGCCATTCAGTATTGATGATATATTAAAACAAGCTAGACAGGATGATTTGAATGTTGGCAAAAGACGAACTCCTAGTAAGCCTGTTTCTAAACCAAAACCTAAACCAAAACCTAAAGTTACTGTTCCACAGAGAGCCACACCTAGTAGATCCGCACGGGTTCAGTTGACAGAAGCGTATAGGTCACAACCTAAAGCGTCATTGCCTAGTCTTTCACGACCCCCTAAGCAACCAACTAGACAATCCGCGCCTACTCTATCCCAACTGCAAACAAGTGCAAAACAAAGGGGAATAGCTACCAACAAGAATACTTTATCGAAGTTGTATGATATGTTTACGTTAGGTGGGAAGTTATCTCCTAAATCTACCGATAAGACAAAGGCTACTACTAAAGCTCTCGCTTTTTCTCCAACTAGAATGTTGGACTACTTTCAAACTGGTAGTGACCTCATAAGAGAAAAGACAGGCGACAAGTTCACAACTAGAATTCCCCTAAAAGAAGATTCTGCAATGTCGCAATTCTTAGCTAAGAATGTTCCTAAAGGTGAAAGCCCAAGCTTAATTAACACTATATTATTCCCTAAAAGCATAATGGCTGAGGATATTACTAAGGATTATTCTCAAATAGTTAGCGAAGCAAGGGGTAAATCGTTAGAGGACTTAGGCAAGACTGGACAATTTGCAGGCAATCTCGCTTATAGTGCAGCAGATATGGTTGGTGGTATAGCATTAAGTGTAGTAAACCCTGTATTAGGTGCTTCATATATGGGTTCTCTTGTAGCAGGTGATACTACATCTAGCGCATTAGAACGTGGTGCATCTAAAGAGAAAGCTTTAGTAATGGGTACTCTTGCAGGAGCATTTGAAGCAGCAACAGAAGCTATTCCTTTAGGGATGTTAGCGGACAATATAGCTAAGATAGGCATAAAAGGTCTATCCAAGACAGGAGTTAAAGCTCTTGCCATTAATATGCTTAAAAATGCAGGAGTTGAAGCAGGGCAAGAGACAATAACTGAATTAGCAAATACTATATCCGATATTCTTATAATGAAAGATAGTTCGGAATTTAATTTATATAAAGATAATCTAATTGAAAATGGCGCATCTGAGAAAGAAGCTCAATCCGCAACTATGGCAGAGTTCTTTGCAAAGCGATTAGGTCAATCTGCTCTTGGTGGCGCTTTAATGGGTGGTTTACTTGGTGGTGGAACTTCTGCTATTGGTAATATCGGACAGTCAAACATAGACCAAGACCTAACAGATGCACATACAACATTAGACGAAGCAATAGCTAATGGTGATGAAGCCATGCAACGAAACATGATTCCTATTATAGAGGGTTTAGAGCAACAGTCACTAGAAGTTGCGCCACAGGAACAAACCCTTGAACAGGATTTGGAAGATGCAAAAACAACTCTAGCAGAAGCGGAAGCTAATAACGATTTAGAAATGTTCACTAACATGACGCCTATTGTAGAGGATTTAGAGCAACAAGTAGCGCTACAAGAGCCTACACCCGAAACCCAACCTCAACCCATAGAACAACCTACCCAAGCACCAGAAGTTGATTTACCGCCATCTGATGCCTTTATAAGAGACCCTAGCGAATCATTCCAAGAGTTGCCTTTAGAAAGTGTTCAAATAGCTGAACGAGATAAGGCGGGATACGAAGCAGAGGGTGATCCTGATAAATTTAGAGAAACTATAGAGTATGACCCAACTAAGAAAAGAAAGACTAAAGCAGAAATAAAAGAAGAACTTAAGGTCGCCGTAATTGATAAGTTTGAACCTTTAGGAAGATTAGAACAACAAATCACAGGTATCAGGTCTGATAACGTCAAAACTAGTCTTAATGCTTATGCTAATATGCATAGTGGTGTAAAAGGTAAAGCTGTTCAGTATGTAGAAGATAATATCGTACCTATACTTGAAGATGTTAAAAAAGCAGGATACACTCACAAAGACATTGGCGATTACGCTAGTGCTGTTCATGCATGGGATTTAACCATGGAGGGTATAGACACAGGCAAAACGGAGCAAGGCATATTAGCTACTATCAATAAATATAAAGACAAACCAGCTCTTGAAAAAGCCCGTAAAGAACTCGTAAACTATAGCAATAACCTTTTAGATATGTACCATGAAAGTGGTAGAATAACTGATGATGTATATAATGCTATTAAAAATAAATGGGAGAACTATGTACCCTTTAACCGTGTGATGGATGCAGATGCCTTTGAAAACCTTAAATCATTTAATAATTCGTTTTCTGGTTCAATGGTAGCTCCTGATCAAGATGTCAAAAGGATTAAAGGATCGTCCAGAAAGACTATTGATCCTATCGTAAATATGGTTAACAACACCTTTAAAATGATGGATACAATGTACAAAACCAAGGGCGGACAAATATTCAAAGCCCTTGCTGAGCAAGATGTTGAGGGTAAATATATCCGCAAGTTGGAAGAATTTGAAACATACAATCCACAGAAACACGTAAGAGTTTACGAAAAAGGTGAGCCAGTAGATTATTACACTGACCCAGCTGTATATAAAGCAATGTCTAAGATGCAATCTGATAGTCCTACTACTAATGTAATAATGAAAGCATTGTCTGCCCCTGCTAAACTTCTAAGAGCTGGAGCAACATTAACACCAACATTCGCAGCTAGAAACCCTGCTAGAGACGTTATGAACGCAATGATAAACGAAGGGTTTAACCCAACAACAGACTTCGCTAAAGGTATAGCGAGTGTTGTTAAGAAAGACCAATACTTTAAAGACTTTAATGCTAATCTAGGCGGACAGGGTGGTTTAGTGTCTAGTGATATAGACTACTCTAAAAAACTTATAAATAAAATTAAACGAAATAAATTCCAAGATAAAGCGCTTACATACTCTAACCCTATAAATGCAATGCGAGATTTAACAGAGCTTACAGAGCTAGGTACTAGAGTTGGTATGTTCAGGAAACTAGTTGATCAAGGAGTTGACCCAGCACAAGCAGCGTATTTAGCTAAAGATTTACAGAACTTTACTCGTAGTGGTACAGCTGGACAATTTATAAATAAGTTAGTTCCTTTCTTCAATGCTGACATTCAAGGCAAGAGCAAGATGATAAGGTCCATTAAGAAAAACCCTGCTGCTGTAATGGCTAGACTTGGGGTTGGTGTCGTGTTACCTACTATATTACAAAAAGCAATGCATTACCTTGTAGCCAATGATGAACAGAAAAAGAAGATGGATGATGCTCCTGATTGGTTAAGAAATACTTTCTATCAAATTCCATTACCTGGCACTAACACAATCTTAAGATTCCCTAAACCATTTGAGTATGCTGTAGTGTCTAATGTAGTTGACAGATTCATTGATTACGGTTATGGCAAAGACAAGAAAGTATTTGATGGGTTCTTAAGCACAACGCTAGAACAACAGTTACCTAACTATATACCACAATTTGCAGTACCATTGATAGAAAGTTGGGCTAATAAATCTATATTTAGGGATGCACCTATCATACCTCAGAGAGAGAAAGATATTCCTTATGCTGAACAACAAGACGTTAGGACAAGTGAGTTAGCAAAACAACTAGCATCTATTGTACAGAAAACAGGCAAAGAAACAAACTGGGCTTCCCCTAGAATATGGGATAACGCTATGCGTAGTTCTACAGGTGGTCTAGGCAGTATGGGCTTAAGCTTGTACGATGAAATATCCAAGAAGATAACAGGCGACAAAATCCAAAGAGCTGATAAGCAGTTTAAACTTCCTGTACTGGGTGATGTAGCAAGAGGATTCACGGTAAGCGATATGTCAACTGGCAAAGGCGTTGAATACGTATACGATACGTACAGCAAACTAGACCGTAACAAGGATAGTCTAAACCCTGCTCAAACCATGGAACATGAATTTTTAGCAAGTGTAAAGGATGAACTGTCTGATATATCAAAAGCTATGCGTGAGATTAGTAATGATCCAGACTTCACGGGTGAAGAAAAACGTGAAATGTTATTGGACTTAAACAAGCAACGTAATGATATAGCTATAAACGCTAGGGATATGAAAGGATCAAAACCCGAAGAACTGATAAGCGAGATGTACGATACTGACGATGCATTGTTTACCAACCGTGCATTAACTCTACATAATAAAGGGTATGATATGCTTCCTGATAACCCTAGTTCGCACACTTACAACAAGGTAAAGTATGACTTGGACACACAAGACAGGCAATCGTTACGTGATTTACAACAAGAAACTTATAACGCTGTAATGAAAACCGACGAATTTAAAGCTGCATCATCAGAAGAACAATACGATATGTTGCGTAAAGGTGTTTATGACGAAGATGATAACCTTATAGTTCAAGGATTTAACTCAGCAAAGACAGAAGCATTAGAGGACATGGTAGAATCAACAGATCCCACCGCTTACTATCAAGCTCAGAAAGCAAAAACACAAGCTAAAGGCGAAGCTATATTAGGCAAGTATGCACCATCAACAAGCATAACTAAACCTGCAAACAAAGAAGTGATAGGACATCAAGGTGTAAAGGGTGAAGATGGCAACAATATTACAGTTAGCTATATAGATAGTAATGAAGTATCTGTCAACAACGTTAAATATAAAATCCCTGATGCGACAGTCAGAGGTTATAACAGTCAGATAGGTCAAGACATTGAAACGATAATGAAATCTCGTAACTATAAGCAAATGTCTAAAACGCAGCAAGCTCAAGAACTTAACGATATATATACTAGCAACTACGAACAGATGAAACATGATACTGTTAAGAAGCAAAATCCTGGTGCTTTAATAAAAGTTGATAATAAATCTAACATTAGCGCAACAGAATATAATACCGCATTAGACATTGAACAACAAATATTTGACTATAACCAAAATGAAAAACCAGAAGATGAAGTTAATGTTTCTGCAACGACAGTATCACACTCACCTGAAAAGTTTACAAAAGATGGTAAAATATATACTCTTGATACAAGCATGAAGGCTTATATGGATAAAATGATAGCAGAAGGTATTCAAAATGGACTTAATTCAAGAGAGTACAAAAATGCTGAAACATTCCCAGATAAGATGAAAGCTATTGATAAGTATAGGGATAAGGCTTATAACAAAGCTAAACCAGCTATCATAAATGGCACATACAAAACCCAAACCAAGCTACCATCAAGACTACCAAGTCTAGGGAATGTATCTAATATAGCTCCTACTACCTCTAACCGTCCTACATTACCAAGCTTGTAACGCAACAAAAAAAGACCGTGGCATATGAAAACCATGGTCTTTTAAATATTTGAGAACCCATCTGTCGATTTGTGTTTATAAATTTCGTGATGTGCTGGTTAAGTATATGTTATTTGATTAAGCTAGTCAAGTACTGATTCGTAAGTCAGTTCGAATACTGGTTCGTAAGTCATTATGAATATATCATCCTTGCATGGATAGAACTCGCCTTTAACCCCTTTCAGTATCCAATCGTTTTCGCCAATCTGAACAACCCCACTTAATGTCTTTATTTCACCACCTATTACATCTCCGCAATACTGTGACCATAAGGTTACATCGTTGCTATGCCTTATGAATCTAGGCGCTTGTGCATGGTAGTTTTTCTTTGTGAATTGCCATGCATCTATCATAACTGATTTCTTTCTATATTTCATTTCCCAACCCTCCGCATATACTGCATAGCAAGCACCTTGAACCTATAACCATCCTCGCTACACTGTGAATGTCGCCTGTATTTTCTATTCTTTAGCTTATGTCCAAAGAAGAACCGCTTTTTTCGTTTGAATACTACCATAATCTTACCCTTCCTTTCCTAGTCTGTCATTATTGCTTGGTTGCAAACAGTAATCTTTTTTATCCCAACCTGCGTATACTCTACGTTTTAGTGTTACATACTTAATTCCATAAAATCTCGCCCATTGAGCCATGGTTTTTACAACCCCATTTATTTCTATATATCTTCTGTTTAGTTTTATGAAATAGTCCTTCTTGTCCCAGCCTTCGGATATTCTTCTATTCAATGTCGACCTATTAATATTATGAAACTCCGACCACTGCGTGACATTCTTCACAACTCCATCTATTTCTATCCGATTATTATCTGATTTATTGCTAGCTTGCTCTTTATACGTAGCCCATCTACAATTTGATGGTTCGTAGTTGCCATCATTATCTATCCTGTCAATTGTTAAGTGTTCTTCATACCCATTTTCATTAGCCCAATTATAGAATGACATAAAGTCTATTTCCCATTCTTTACATACAGTAACACCTCTTTCCCCATAATATGTATATGACTGGTGATTTGTATTTTTACATCTTTGTTTCATATTACACCAAATACCATGCATTCTTGTATTGGTAAATCCGTGGGTTTTTGAACAACCTTCCTTACGTAAACACCCGCAACTTTTTGTTCCACCTCTTTTCACGTTGTTGCCACGAACTATAGTGGTGTTACCACATTCGCATAAGCATTCCCAAAACACTATACGATTTTTCGTGGAATGATATCTAACAACAGTTAACCTTCCATAATTGTTACCAGTGATATCAACTATTTTACCCATCAGAATCACCCATATAGTCTATTAATTGTTTAGGTGAATAATATCTATTACCGTTAGTATCAACCTTATGGGGAATCAGCTTGCCTTTTTTATGCCAATTCCTCAATGTTAGTGGAGTTACTCCGATTTCTTTTGCAAACCTACCTATTTTATACAACATGTCTATGCTCCCTTATTAGCGTTTATCACATTGTATCACATATTATCAATTAGCGCAAGCTGCTTTGTGTAAATTTTCATCCTATCCCTCCTTCGGAAATAATTCATCTACGATCTTAGTTCTGTACTCTTGTTCTTCGATTTCTCTAACTTCTTCCATCGTCCACATCTTTACCTCTACTCTTGGTTGTTCGCCAAACAGCTTTATTACTCTGCCGTCTACTACTTGCTTGTCATCGCCGTATGCTAATCCATTTAGTGCATCACATACAATCTTTCCTATATTATCGAAGTCTGGTTTCTTTGTCGGGAACAGTCTGTTTGCCTTGATTAGTTGCCTATTCTTCTTTGACATGCTTTTCGGTATCATCAAGTATGCTTTAATCTCAACTTTGATTGGCCCTTCTGGTAACATCATTTGCTTTTCATGCACGAAAGACATTTTAACTAAGTTCTCATAACTCACAGTATCTTTTGGTGTATACATTTGCACGAATGTTCCAGTATATCTTGCCTTATGTCTGCCTTTACCTTTTGGATCTCCTAGTATTGTGAATTGTATCATATAACCCCTCCTACTTAATATACTTGGGTGCATAACACTTCAAGATGTTATAATGCCTTCTGAGCAATCTGCACACTTTTTTATAATTAGCTTCGTTGTTTTCAAGTTTAATGCTATAATGCATACGATTATCAAACATATGCACACTTGCGTGTATGTACCCACTACAGGAACAGCGAACTCTCAAGGTAATACCATTTATGTTTATCAGGAAGTGCTTTGTTTTAAAATAATCAACTTCCTTTAATTCTTCATATTTAGGAAACTCTAGTTTTCTTACATCTACGGCAGAATCATTTTCCCCTACAATTCCTATAACTGTTTTATTATCCATCTTCTAATCCTTTCCAAACAGATTCACAGTCCGAACAACCATGATAGTCTTGCTTTACCCAGTTATGCAGTTTGCAATATCCAGCTCTCGAATAATGTTTGCAGAAACCACATATCTCAACTTCCTCAATCGGTTTTACGTCCATATTAGTCACCTTCCTCTCTCGCCAAACACCACACTAGCACGCAAATTGGAGCTACAACGTATAGGATGAAGTTTAGCATTGATGTGTTTGTTATAGCCATAGCACTCTTACTATCACCACGAGAAGTATAACCGCTATCACTGCTATGTTGGTTTTAATTGTTTTGGTCATTTTAAACACCTGCGCAATATTCAATCAAACTTGCAACCACATCATCAGATGAATGTCCATCCCATTCAGGAGCTTTTTCTATCTCAAGTATATCGAATAGATCCCAATGGTCAGCGTTGTAATGATAACTTATTTGATCTCCATCTATTTCTGCAAAAACAATAAACATACCGTCAAACATGGTATCATCATGGTGAAGCCACGACTTGCCACACGTAATGTAGCTGTTTCTATGCCATGTATTAAACAGTGCTGCTGTCAATACCATTCTATGCTCGTATAGCTCTCCTATGGTATGGTAGGTGTCGCTAATGTCTTTAGTCCTTATAATGTTTCTCTTTTTTAATATTGCTATTATCTTATTTAATAATTTAATCATAATCAATCTCCTTTGTCGGTTGGTGGTTGGATTGGTTGCCAATGAGTCGGGTTAATATTGTACGCCCAATATCCATTTCCATGTAACCACGAGTGAGTATATTTTCCATCTTTTAGTTTTACATTTACATTTTTATGTAGTTTTGGTGGTGTATCAACGCTAATCCATCCACCTTGCAGAGATTCTATGGCTAATTGGAGTGCTTCGATTCTGCTTTCCAATAAGCTTTCCCCTGGCCCCCTGACTTGCTCTATCAATTCTTTTAGTTCGTTTATGGTATCTTTTAATACCTTTATCGCTTCTGATTTATTCATCTCGTTCCTCCTTAACGTCTAGGTGATGCTCGTCATACTTATCTTTATAATTCTCCCATAACTTATCCATCTGATCGTCTGCATCACTTGCTACTTTCATTATCGAGAAAGTTAATATCAGTAAAAGCATTACTACTGCTGCTATTATCCATTTAATCATGTGTTATCTCCTTCATAGAATAAATATTTATCTCCGTTGAATTCCAAAAATACCGTCCCTGTCTTTCCACCTCTTGCCTTGGATATAATAATCTCTGCTGATTTATCATCTTCATCTTTAGAATATATTGAATTTCTGTATATAAACATTACTATGTCAGTCGCTTGTTCTATTCCTGATGATTCCTTTAAATCTGATAGTACAGGTCTTTTAGTTGACCTTGTATTAACTCCCCTGCTTAGCTGTGATAAGAGGATGATGTGACAGTTTAAATCTTTAGACATTGCCTTAAGCTCATTCATAATTGCATCTATCTCGAATCGTCTTTCTTTAAGCTTTTCTATGGGTTTCATTATCTGCAAATAGTCGATTACTACTAAGTTAGAACCATGCTTTTTAATCAGTCTTGCTATATCTCTTAATGATACTCTTGGATTTTCCTCAATTATAATGTTGTAGTCATAAGCCTTGTCAGCAGCACTCATTATTTTCTTCCATTCATACTCTTGTAACCTACGTCCACGTATCCTAAGCGCTTCTACATCACCCATATAGGACAAGGCTCTTTCGGCTGTTTCATTTCCAGTCATTTCGCAGGATATAAACAAGCTTTTAATATCGGATCTAATCTTTTGTACTCGATACATCATGTTGCAAACGAACGTTGTTTTTCCCGATCCTGGGATGCCTGCCACTACCGTTATTTCTCCTGGTCTTAATCCCTCAATCATCCTGTCTATGTCAGGAAATCCAGTTGGCATATCCTTAATATTATCCTTGTTTTTGATGTCGTATTCTATGTTAATTATAGCCTGTTCTACGAACTCTGATAGTGTTTTATCTGTATCTTCCTTAGCGGATTCTATGTTGTTAAGCTCTGTTTGAAACTTGTCTAAAGTACTCTCATAATCTTCATCTTCAAAGCTTGCTTCTGTTAACTTTCCTGCAATCTCAATCATCTGCCTGCGATTAGATAAGCCTTTTACAATCCTACAATAATCTTCTATATTTGCTACACTCGGAACAAAGTTTGTTAACTCTGCCAAATACTCAAATCCACCTGCATTTACTAGTTCATCGTTACTTTCTAACTTTTCGGTTACCGTTATGGTGTCTATTGCACTGTGTGAGCCGTTCAGGGCTAGTACAGCTTCAAATATGGTTCGATGTGACATAAGATAAAGGTCAGTAGGCAAAATGGCTGTGAGGGCTTTCTCGCAAGCGGTCTTATTTAAGATTATTGCACCCAGGATTGCCTTCTCTGCATTGATATTATGGGGTGGTGTTCTCTGGTAATCGCTCATTTACTCATCCTCCATTACGTCTGCAACTCCGTCCTTCCCATGTCTATACCAGCACCATGACTTAAGGAAGTCTGACGCTTCGGTAGATTTATAACCTGTAGTTTTATTCTCGTAATCAGAAATATGTATTGCGTTTTCGTACATATCACGTTCATAGTTATATTTGGTATGGCAAGTTACTAAAACCAATTGTAAGTGTCCTTGCATTTCACCGCGCTCTATATGTTGAACGTCTGCCATAGGTATTATTTTTGATTCTCCGTTAAATATCGTTTCATATACTTTAGTTTCACTCATCTCTAACTTCTCCCCACATATTATAGTTCATGTCGTTCAGGTATTTGGCGAATGCTTGGGAATCTTCTATTATTGCAAACCATTTTACATTTGCGTCAAAGTCACACTGATTTACGTTCCATACACCCATTTCTGTATCATTGAAAACATTGAAGCCTGTTTCGTCACCATTCTTTATCATTTCCTCACTACACCACCGACCATCACAGCACTCGACAGCAAACTTGTATGCCAACCTTTTGATTATGCCAAATGATGATACGTGGTCTTTTTCTAGGTGTTGTTTTGAGTATAACTTGTAAGGGAAACAGTTATGCACAGTATATCTATATTTTGTACGTCCCTCAGTACAATTAGTTAACTTCTCTATATATCCACCTGTATTAATAGTATAGTAGTGGTCGTGTTTCTTAGGAAACTTAGGCATCCAATGTTTAATGATTTCTTCTAGTTCTGCGTCAGCTGAAACATATACCTCAAATTGTTGAAACATTAATTTTCCTTTTTTTACTATTATCTCGGCATCCTCAATGTAATTCAAATTGTCTACGTCTTGACCTATCACCATTAGTGCAAATTCTACTCTAAACCTCTTCCCCTCGTGTTCCTTTATGTTTGCTAATAATTCATGTATTTTAAGTGTTTTCATATTTTAAAATCCCTTCGCCCTTCCTTTAAAGTTGCTATAGCTAATCGTTTTCTCAGCTCGCTCTATGTCTTGGATTCTGATATGCTCTCGCCATTTGGCACAATTATCTACATCGTGACAACCTACTTTTCTTACATCGCATAACTTGCAGCAATTATCCCCTATTGGTGCGAATCTTACTTTGTACATGGGTTATCCTCCAATCATAAGCATTTTCACATTTCCACTCTTAATTTCAAGTATATGATTCTTAACAATATCTTTCCATGCGAAATGTAGATTCTTAGCTATTTCTGATTCAGATCTCATTCCTACAACCATTGTTCCACCAGCACCTTCTAACCATGCAGCGACTAGGGGATACTCTACATCAAGCTTCTCACGATTCTTACCTCTAGCATTGACCATTTTTAGAACTACAGCAATCGCTTCGTCTGCTGTTGGTAACTTTACATTATTCGATATTACTTGATCGATGATTCTTGCAGGGTTGACTTTGAATCTGTCTGTTTCTGATGCACAAATATCATCTGTAGCTTTCAGTACTTCTTGATATGGGAATCTGTCTAGGGTTCTTTTCCAGATAGCTGTCTTTTTCTCGCTAAATGCTATATCGTATGTTCCATATAATATATCGGTTATGTTCATCATTTCGTGGTTAGTCATAGTCATATCCTTTCGGTTCATCGGTAATATCATAGTCAGTTGAGTTGATTTCAATCATGTTATCATCAGGTTGATCCTTTGATAAGTAGCTTGCTTTCATTGCTTCGTATTCATCATCTTTTTGCTGAGCTTTGGATTTTTTAACAATAGACACATACTTATCTTCAAGAATCTTTGCGTAGTTATCAGGTTTAATTACCCAATCAAAACTAGCTACCCATCCACGAGGATTATCACCCTTTAGAAATGGGGTCCTGTTAATAATTGCAATCAAGGTGTTAAAACTCTCAATGCCATGTTCTTTAAGTCTAGCATTCAATAAAGGTGAACGCTTCGGAGTTATCGCTACTATGCTTTTAAGGTGGCATTCATTGTTCCATTTGTTTTTCAAGTCACTAAGACTAGCATCGTTATTAGTATCGTTATTAGAAGGAGGATACGTATTGGGTCTAATTTCTTGACTAGTAGATTCGGATTTTTGTCCAATTTCTTGACTAGTGGGGTCTAAATCTTTGACTAGTCTAATTTTTTGACTAGTGTAACTGTTGGTTATTTTGCCCTCATACATTATTTGCGTTTTAACGATAAGACCTCTTTTGATAAGGCTATTAATGTTAGTTATTACCGTTTGTCTAGATGATGAGATAAAAGAACATAGATAGTTGATGCTTCCTATAAATATATTGTCACTACCACGTTGAGTAAATCCGTATATGATTGCATACAATGTTAATTCATTTCCTTTGAGTTTCAACTCGTTAACCATCCATCCTTGAACTGTGTAGAAGTTTTCATTTAACATAATGCTATCCTTTCATATCTATAAACAATTTGCATATTATCTTTACGACTTCATAGGCACATTTACGAGGGTTATTATATATTTCTGATCCTGTGAACCTTATAATATGATAGCCTTCTAGCATAAAGGCACGTTCTCGCTGTTTGTCATTTTTTGCTTGTTCCTTTGTCTTTTCGTGGAAAGCGTGACCGTCACATTCAACTATTACACGAACACCTTTACCTGATGATGGTGAAAGAGCTAATATGTGCAGATCACCATAGTATAATTTTTTATCGTGAACAATTTCATACTGTGTATCCATTTCTTCAAATTCAATTCCCATCTTTACTAATTTCCAATGATAACTTACTTCTCCTAGTGCGGCTGACATAATCTGCTCTATAGGTGATGCACACCCTACCATGCCTTCTAGTAGCCTGAATTTATAATCTTTTAGCTCGCCTTCTATATAGTCTTTAGTTGTTTTGCAAAGAGCATTATAGTTGTAATCATCTTGCATAAGATCTTCTGGGGTGTATTTCTTAAACTTCATCCCTATTCACCTGCCTTAAGTCGTTCGATTTCTTCGTCTGTTACTCTGTAATGTCCACCGATTTTAGTAGCTTTAATATAATCAGAGTTAACCCAGTTCAAAACCGTTTGTCTAGTAACTCCAAATATGTCAGCTACTTGTTTCAATGTTTTCATCCTTTGCCCTCCTTTACTTTAGATTATACACGATTGTATTTCATTTGTCAACCTTATTTCATTCATCAACCTGTGGTTCAATCATGATACAGCACCTTTCCCACAATGTCTGGTATTGGTACATATCCTATAATTCGACTGTCTAAGCTGAAATCACGATTGTCGCCTAGTACGTAAACTGTATTTTCAGGAACAACTTCACCATCAATGATAGAGCCTTCAACACCGACTATGCGCTTACAAAGATTAGCGTCCTTGTATTCAAATATTACTAAATCGTCAACGTTGTAACGTGTTGGAATTTTCGCATATAGTAGGATACACCCGTCTTGTAATGTTGGTTGCATGGAATTGCCATTGCCTGTCATAATTGCCAAGGGATAACCAGATGTTAATACCAATAATAATGTTATGCAAAAGAGTTGAAATGTTATTATTAATTTATATTTTACTTTCATATTTCCTCCTGGTATTTGTCAACAACTATTTAATCACTTCTTGGAAAACAATTTGTTGTTCTGTTATCCCACTAGATATATAAGCACTTTGAAATGGCGGAGCTGACTTCTCGACTTTTCCGTATTCTTTCATATAGTTCACTCTGCCTTGTAAGTATATCAAACTGAACTGGTTGTTCTTAAATAAATCCCATCTAATTTTACTATCAAATAAACCATTGGTATTCATCAACATTGCAAACGGCTTCCCTATTCTAAATAACTTTATCAGAATGTCGTTTCTTATCGAGTAGGGTGGATTGCTTATTATATAGTCACAATTTGGAGCGTGACACTCGAAAAAATCACTTCCATAGTCTATATGGGTTGCCCAGACTTTGTGACCTTCTTCCTCGAATATTTTGACAAAATTACTATCGGCTGTGTCAAACGGACACCATATTGTTGAGTTAGGTTTTATGTAGCTTAGTATTGCTTCCACAGCATACCTTGGTGTGTACCACTCGTCACGGCCACTACTTTTTATTGCAAAATCGTTATTCATATTTAATTTCCTCCTTTCATTTGTCAACCTAATTTCATTCATCAACCTGTGGTTCGTTGTTAATCTTTATTTAACATAATCCCTTTCCAGTCCGTTTCTTTTGCTTCGTATCGTAGTCTGATCCTAAGTTCGTCAATAGCTTCTGCCATATCTTCTTCTGTAACTCCAGGGAGTTTATCCATTATAGCAAAATCATGTTCTCGCATTATAAGGGCTCGTTTATCTTCAATATATGCAGGGTTTACTTTCACTATTTCGTATTCATCATCATTGTCTGGTACAAATATCTTATACTTAGCCATAACTACCTCTATTCATCCTTAACCCCTTTCTCATAATTCCTAGCGCACCTACAAAAACCACTATACGACATATGTGTATTGGTTGCCATTTGAAGCCTAGAGAGTGTATCCTTGTGTTTTAAGTAATATTCTAAGTTGAATTTAACTTTTGGCTTTTTGAACTGGTATATCGCCTTATATTGCCCTTGTGTCACCATGCAGCTAGAACATGCATCTTTTAGCTTAATGCCATCTTTCTTCATTTTATGAACTTTCCTGCAACGTTCTGCTAGGTCCGCATCTGCTGAAAGCCTATGCCCTAACTTGTAGTTGGGTTCATAGTGGCTTGCGTGGATAACGAGGTCTGCATCCCAGGCTGTGTATGATATACCGTCAAGAACTATATGAGTTGGGTTGTAGTTTGCTGCTGCTGTTCTATTCATGTTGTACCTCCAAACTGAGTTGCCATGGCTTTTGCTATTCCAGGGAATGTCTTAGACCTGTTTCTCTGTCTATCACTTCCACCTTTATTAAACCAATTTCCTGCTAGCTTTGTATTAGATTCTACTTTCACTATGTTAGTGGGCTTTAGGCTTTCAAGCCCTTTTAACCATAATCTAGTCTTTTTTGTATAAGGGTGTCCGTATTCGTAAGGTTGTATATATTGGGTGAATTGTGGCATATTAAATATTCTGGATGAGATAGGGTTTTCAATGGCTATTTTATCACAATCCGCATTGTATATTTGCATAAAGAACTCCCTTGCTTTCATGCCTTTATCATATCTTTCGTTGTTTAATATACCTTTAGGATATAAATGTCTTGCTCCTGCATTGCTTAGATATGTACAAGGTGGAAAGGCTATTATCATATCCCATTTTTCTACTGCTAGGACTGTACCATCGCTAATATTTAGCGGTATTAACTCTCTTCCGTCATAGTCATACACGCTAGGTTTTAATATTGACAACACGTCACCTTGTATATGCCATTCAGGGAATCCACCACTTGTTGGTAATATATCGCAACTATACGCTTCGTGTCCTAGTTTCCTTAGCTCCATGGTTACTACTTGGCTTTCTTCACATGCTACTAATATTTTCATACCCTCATCTCCAACGATGCCTTAAACGCATCAAAATCCTTCTGAGTGATTCTAGGTGTCTTATCTCCGTTCTTGCTGAGATAAGTGTACTTAAGTCTACCTTCATTTTTATAGTTGTCTACAGTCCTTATAGTAACGCTTAACATATCAGCGACTTCTTTTTTTGTGTAGTATTTTTGGTTCATAACGTTATCGTCCTTCCTTTCTTGGCTATCCTAACCTTTACCTTATCGCCAACTATGTTCTGAATAGTATCAATCATCTTTTGGTTTCGACCTCTTTTGTCGGATATATGCACTAATGTTATGCTTTTGAGTTTAGATCTATCCATGGACTTAACATAAGCGGATAGAATCTCTAGTGATAAGTGGGTGTTTGCTATTCTCTGCTTTAGCTTGTCGTGTAAATCGCTTGCTAGTAATGTTTCATTTATGAAGTTACACTCTACTATTAAAGCGTGAATCCCTTTGAACTTTACAGGTATATCAACTGCATCCGTGATATAGACTATCTTCTTTTTCCCTAGTTTAAACAGATAACCCATGTTAGGTACATCGTGTTTCACATCAAAGGGCATTACAGACACGTCATTATGCTTTCTAACGTTGAATCTCTCGCCATGCTCCATTATATGCAGACAATAGGTTTTTTTGATTGAGAGTGCATCAGCGGTTGCTTGTGGCATTGATACATGGATACCTTTTTTGATTAAGTCCTTAGCAGCTTTAGAATGATCGTTGTGCCAATGAGTGATGAAAACTCCAATGATAGCAGACGGCTTATAATCCACCGCCTGCATAATCTTATGTTCTGGTACACCTGCATCAAGCACTAAATAACGATTGTCGTATTCGACTACATAACAATTACCCTCGCTACCAGAACTGATTGTTTTAAGTTTCATCAGATGTCACATATGGCACTGTGTGTGTGGTTACCTCTGTGTTTGTTTTATCACCGTTTCCAGCGTATGTTTCCACAGTTACAGTCGATACTTGGCTCTTTTTGAGGTCTGCTATTAGTTCTTCTTTTTCATATGCTTTAGCACCAAGCTTTTTGATTTCTTCTTTAAGCTCTCTGTTTTCGTTATAATAATTAAGGTTTTCTGTGTTAAGACGTTCGTAAACATAAACATCTTCCCTTAATACCTTACGTTCTTGCGATCTTAACTCCTTGATTTCTTCTTCTAAAAATCCGAATTGTTTCTTTGAATCAGCAATTAAATTGCGAAGTCGGTCGTTCTCACTAATAAGATATTTATTTCTAAACATAATACCCCCTAATCCTCTATGTCGATTGTTGGCACAGTATCGCTAGCTTCAGCAGCGTTAGTCATGTTGTTTTCTAGCAGCTCTTCGGTATCTGCTTGCACAAATCCTGATTCATTAAATGCACTCGTTAGAATGTCGCTATCATCAGATGTATTTATTATCATCTTACATAAGCGAGAGATAACAGTTTTCTTGCACATTTCATCTGGAAAACCTGTATGTGCTGGGCTAACTCCTTTAGCTTTTCCCATTTGCCACGCTTTTCTGCATTGTGCTAGTGTCATTACTTCGGATATATATTCACCATTGTATTTAATGGTTGCATATGCCCCAATGACCTTGCTAGTATCGATATTCCCGAACTTTTGTTGATGTTTCAGATTGACCTTATAACCCTCTACAGTTTCAAATGTTACATTATCACCCTCGAATATAGCTTGCGCTCTTGGTTCGCCCTCGACACCTTTCATGCGCTTAGCAATGGCAGCAGTTCCAAGATATGATCTTTGTGCGTTAAGGGTTTTACCATACACGATGTAATATATTTGGTTCTTAGCAGGTGTAAGCCCTAGTGTTACAGTTGTTAATAGTGCCTTGGCTATACTTGACTTAGTGCATACACTTAAAGCAGGGTTTTTATCTCTGTCTACTACATCTGATATAGCTAAATATGCAGAGTTTAAAGCATTACCAATTGAATAGTTCGGTGGTACTTCGATCAGTCCTTTGTCTTTCATAGCCATTACGGATTTCTCTGCACCTGCTATTAAGGACCTCTTATCATCAGATGTCATTAAGTCAAATTGTTGTGGTTTTTGTTCGCTCATTATTATTTCTCCTTATTAATAGTTTTGGTTATCTAGGTGGTCTGGAAGTGTATCTTCTGTTACTACACCTAAATCTTCGAGTAAGTTCAATAACTTTGCTTCTATTATTTTATCTCCTTGTTTGTTGATCGGTTGTGCTGTTGTATCATCTTCAGTGAATCCACACGGAGTTCCATGAAGTCAGCCCACATGGAAGCCGCCCTAATAGGACTATTTCTAACTGGCTTAGCGACTTCTAACATATCCTCAATGCAAGATTGATAACCTGACAATTGGGCTTTGCTCATTCTCGTTAAGTTGTACATATCTATCCTTTCATCTGCAATGGTGTAGTGTTCAAATCTGTAGCATCTAGTTCTATAGTCTGCAAGTCTGTTTCAATTCCGAATATGATACCTGCATCTTCTATCCATACTGGTACTTGTAATCCTTTAAGCTTTCCAATGACCTCTATTACATGGATACCAACTCTAGCCTTTTGTGATTGTGACCAATTTCCCCATGTGTCACCCTTTGATATTGCATTACATGCTGGTTTTGGGATACCGTTCTTTTGCATTTCAAACATTTCAAACTTAACATCAGTAAATAGCTTATTGACTTTATTGGATAACATAGAAGCTGAACGCTTGATGTACTCTTTGCATAAATCAGTATTCATGTCTAGTCGTGCATCTTCGTCATTTAAGCCCTCTAGCACGCTCTCTAGCACATCTATTGCCTTACCCATGTTATCATGCACCTCGTATACCTTTTGGCTGTCCTTGCACGCTGTAAGCTCTAATTCAAGCTCCTGTATCTTCAAGTCATACTCTGACCCATCAAACTGTACTATTTCTAAGTTTTTAGCATTAAGAGTATCTCTTTCAGCTATAAGTGGTTGGTTATCGTCTAGCTCTGTTGGATCAACTCTAAAGTCCTGTAATGCCATGGACAGCTCATTTGCTTTTGCTAGTTCTTCGGAGTTGGTGGATATCTTAACGCCATAGGATGTTGTATTGCTAACGTATCCCTTTATTGCTTTCACTGAACGTTCGATATATTTCTGTATCATGTCAACTGATTCTTGGGTTTTGGATATAAGCTTATCTCTTTCTAGGAAGAAGTTTTTGCTTAGTTTCGCAACAACATCTCTTTGATTAGGTAACGATTGATTACAGGTAGGACATGTGGTATCTTCACTATTAAGCGTGAATTTTGTTTGCTTGGCATTTGATATGATGTTTATACAATCTGCTAGAGTTTCTTTGTATCCCTCTAATTCACTATATGCTTGCGATAACTCCGATTGATCGTGTAGCTTACTTCTTGTCAGATTATCCCTCTCAAACTGTAAATCCCTAACAACCTTGAATTGGTTTTGCATGTCGATGTTAGCTTGCTTAGTAGCTCTTTGAGTGATAGCGGACATTGCCCTGTCAATATCGGTTAGCCTGTTTTGCAATTTGTGATAAGCTAGGTTGGACTTGTGGTTCTCTGACCTTGCATAAGCCTTATCTGCTATTTCTAATGCTATATCAGTTTCTAATCCATATACAGCAGTTATCAGCTCATCTTCGCTCATATCCCCAAGTTCTAATTCTTCGAGACTTGCATATTTAACATCAATCTCTATTGGTAGCCTTGTTAAAGCCCCTTCCAGTTCTGCCTTTCTATCCTTATAGCGTTTAAGTAGTCGCTCTGTGTCATTTTCTCTTAACCCCTCCCCTATTAGTTCATACTTCTTTTGAGATAGTAATATCTTTTTGGTATTATCTCCACCGACCAATCCAAGTAGGAACTTTCGTCTATCTTCCCATTTGAATAATGGACTACAAAAGTATGCTGCATCTGATAATATTCTGAATAAATCTTTGTCGCCTATAAGCGTTGCAATAGTGGTATTAAATTCTGTTGATGTAACTTTATCCTCACCTATCCAGAACTCATTGACGTAGTTCTTGCGTTTCTGAATAATTCCACGTTTTAGAAATAATTCCTTTCCATCATCTAAGATGAATGTTGCACTAACGGTTGTGTCTACATCTGGAATATCAATACCTTCTAGATCGTGTGTTTTTACTCTGAATTTTGATGAGCCAACGCTATCCTTTCCGAACATCAACCATGAGATTGCATCGAAAGTCGAAGTTTTGCCACATTCATTATGACCTATGATTACGTTCTTACCCTCTGCGAAGTTAAAGGTTTTATCCTCAATCTTCTTGAAGTACTTGATTTCTAGCTTTTTTAGTTTCATGTGTACTCTCCTTTATTATTTGGCTTTCGCCTGATTCTATTGTAGCCTATTTACTCGCCAATGTCAACCGTTTCTAGCTATTTCTATTTATTGCTATGCTTTTATTCTGTCGCTTGTGGCATTTGGTAGACAAGATTAAGATACACAGTTCTTACAGTGTCACCATTAGTATCTATTAATTCTTGCTTTTCGCCCTGCCACATTTCATTTATCTCCGCCATGACCTCTAAAGCTCTTTGTTCGGTTGGGTATTTGCCTAGTATCCAGTATTCGTCACAAGTCTTGTGTGCAATTACTCTATGTTCCTTATAACTAATTCTCTTATCTTGCTTAAGCTCTTGCATAACCGCATCAGGATTTCCTTTTATAGTTTTGTTCAGGGTTACCTTTTCCGTATATATAACCATTTTTTTATAATTAACGTCTATCTTTCCGTCTTGTGATATTATCCGCATTGTTAATCCTCGCTTTCACATTCATATTTTCTTGTAAACTCGATACAATACAGCAAAAAGCTGTTCATGTTAGTTACTGGCTTACCGTTGCGATACCCTCCTGTTTGTGCAATATAGTCTAGTAGCTCAGCCTTATATGGCTTGCTTACCTTTGCTGTTAATGTCGTGAAATGTTTCCTGTCGTATAGGGTTTTCCTTTTTTGCTGGTCTTTTGTTAATAAGTGTTTAGGCATGTTGTATGCCCTCCTTTTGCATTTTTATTGTCGTTGTGCTATAATCAGGTTATATCCCCTCGAGATTATTCATGTTACCTAATTCTCTTTCGGCACTTAGATCTTCGCTTGCGAGGGTCTTTTTGCTGTCTGCTTCTTTCAAAGGGCATATCTTAGGTCTAAGCTCTTGTGAGCGTATATCCTCATTGATACCACACCAGCCATTACTGTCGCATATGGGGCAATTATAGCAGCCCTCTATCGGTTCTTTTGTTGTGAATGTGTATTTCATTTCAAATTTCTCCTTATCTTTCTTGTCCTTGAATATCTCCAATCATAAGCAGCCATGTATATTGTGTGAAAAACTAATATTATGAATAGTACAGCTGCATGGATAGATAATGTTAACCCACTTGTTACAGCAAACCTTTTCATTTCCATATTGTAAGGATCAAGTAGCCATGCTATGAATACAAAGAATACTAATACACCATGTGGAATTATTAGGACTACTGCATAGCCGTATAGCTTAATCATTAGTTGTTTAATAGTCATGTGATTTCTTCTCAAACGATGCTAGTATTTCGTCTAGCTCTGGTACTCCTGATAGCTCCCCACCTGGTGACTTTGAAAACAGTTTATCAAACGTTTGCATTGCTTCCTGCATATCACTTTCGCTTGGCCCTTCATGTATCATCTTAAGTATTGGTTCATCTTCGTATATTCTTTCTTTGACCTTATCCAGATTATCCAAAATACTTAGCCACTCACCTTTAGTTAACTCCCCATTTACCAATACAGCAGACGATTCGTTATCGATCATCATTATAGCGGCGATTCCTTTACCCTCTATTGTCTTTGTAGTTCCGTCTTTGAGTGTAATTGTTGTTTTAACTTTAATCATTTTTATTTCCTTTCAGTCTAATTATTTCGCCTTCAAGTCGCATTATTGTAATAAGCAGCTGTTCATTCTCTTTGGCTACGGCTATGGTTTTATTAGCTAGTTGGATCATCTCTTTCATTGTTATAAATTCCATTGTGTCCTCCTGCCGATATAATGCCTCGGCTTGGGCTGTTGTGTTCTACCAAGAACTACTATAATAATAATGGTATCTATCATCAAACATTTTAATCATCATGTCCAGTTGTAGCGCTGTTTCGTATACATCTGTGTAATACCATTCGTTGTATTCTGTATTACCAAAGAAGAAACCTGATGCAGTTGGCAAAAGTTCCTCTGCCTTCGTGCTATCTTCCATGAACTTACCATCTTCATAGTTAGGTATACGCTTTCCTGATGAATCAAATGTATAACCATTAGTTATTTTACCATCTATCAACTTAGTACTGTTTGCAACCGTATAACAAATATCTTTTAACCTGATTAGGTTCTCTAAGGTAAGCTCATAACTTCTGCAATCATCTTCATTATCTTGGACATTCTCGACAAACCATTTGTGGATAGCGTTTGCTTTTCGCCATTCCATGAGTTCTTGGGCAAATGCTACCGATCCATCTTTGTAAAAGTCGTACTTGAACGATAGGAAAAACAGATCGTTAATTGTTGGTGCTGCTTCCTGCGCTTGTCTTAAGCCTTCGTTTCCTTCCCATGTTGTTAGTGCTGCTATTGCAACCTCACCAATGTTCATAATCATGTCAAATGTCAAGTTGTTTACTTTCTTCACTCTGTTTAAATCCATGTCTAATCCCATGATACTTTCACTTTCTGCCGTTACAATGCCACGGCTGGCGGTTGGTTAGTTATGTGCCATGTCATAGCATGATTTACACAGATAAGGAGAGTAGTATGTTATTGATATGTTTGATCCATCTACCCAACTATGTATTTTATCGAACGGTGTACGCTCTCCGCATTCTTCGCATTTGCCGTGATACTTTCGCATACTGTTATATTTCTTTGGCATTTTATAATATCTACTCATGCGTAGCAACTCATTCTTTCGGGTTTTCCATCCCACTTGTAACCAGCTCCATGGTTGAAGCCAATAGTCGCCTTACCTCGATAGCTGCTAACCTTCTTGGTCATAATATCACTATCCTTTTTAAGTAATCCAGGCATTACTTTATAGCTCATGTTGCTAGTTTCTTCTAATATCTTTCCGCTCATACGTTGGATTGATATAGTTTTCCCGCTTGCTGAAACTTTAACCACTTGATAAAAGTCTATATTTGTTTGGTCATACCCCCACGAATTTACAAATATATCGTTAATTTTAACGGTTGGAATTGTTTCGTTTTTGGCTGATGATACTTCCATGTGTCCAGCTTTATTGTATCTGTAGCTTTCTAGTTTGCTTTGATGTATGCGCCTTATGCTTGGATACTCAACGCTCTTGTCAAGCTCGTACTTGGTGGTTAGGTCATAAGTCGCTTTGTTTATCTTGGTTACTACATATTCCAATGAGTAAGATGCTGTTAGTATGTCACCGATGATATATTTATTGTTAATCATTTGCTTATTCTCCTTGTGTTGTTATCTTACCATTGCATTTGCTAGGTGTTTAAAATAATGTAGGACATTCCCATTTGCAAAGTCAATCCTTACTATCATGTTTCTTATTGCTTTACGTTCCTTGAGAGCGCAAGCTTTAATCTGATCTATAACAGCTCCAAGCTCAATTATATTCAATCCGCTAGATCCTTCTTTTTCTAGTATTATGTCGTTTACGTCATAGCCTTTTTCATCTATTAATGTATCAATCCATTCATTGTATGTCATGACTTGCACCTGCTCCCATATAAACCGCTTAGGCTCTTGTACATCTTATCTGCTGCAAAGGATAGCTTATACTCTGGATCCCTTGTTATCTCGTTTGTATCGTCTGTATAGAATACCTTGTAAACTCCATTACCGTTTGTGTCATGTGCTTTGTGAATTTGCTTTACTTCTTTATTATTAAATAGTGATGTTAACATAATAAATCTCTCTTTCATGTTGTGAATATTGCGTGTTTTATAGAAACTAGTTATATTTTCTTGTCGGAGTTTTAAAGGCTCTTTCCACGCTCCAACCAAGTAGATGTAATCTATCTTTTAATGTTCCTTGATTAATGCCTACACCTTCATATCCTACATGCTTAACATTGTATGTTGATGCACCAAAATGTATATTTCTCTCCCTGTCGATTAAATGGATCGTTGAAGTTTCTTTCTCCATGTCAATTATAATATACTCGTCATATTCTAAATGTGGTTTGCTTATGATATATGATTGTTTCATTTGCTTATTCTCCTTGTGTTGCTTCAATTTCTTTAACTGCTGATCTTGCAGCGTATTGTCCAGCTCTTGTTAGCTGTCTTTGCCATGCTGTGTTAGCTCTGGACCATCTAAAAGCGAAGGACTTGCATATTGCTCTAACTTCTGCATCTGGTACATCATCAAATATTAATTGCACCCTGTTCTGCTCTGTGTCATGGTGAATAGCTCCACCAGTAAATAATATATCATGGTATTCTGTGTTAGCTGATTGCTCTAGTCTTGCTATGCGGTCTTTGGTTGCTTTCATCTTGCTATTATTATTTGTTAGTGTAAAGCTAGCATATGGACGTTTATCCCAACTATATGCTATATTGCTTGCAAGTGCCTTATGATCGTAATCTTCTGCAAACTCGCAACCGTCAAGCGTTCCAACTTTCTTATAATATGCATTTATCTTTTTTGCATGTACTTGGTGAGCTTGCAATGATTCTAATTTGGATTTTAACTTGGTTAATGCTTCAGGATCGTCGCTTGAGATGGCTGTGTTGCTCTCTGCTGCTTCTGCTTTGTTCTTGTAATACTCTGCCTTATCTGATTCTTCAAAGCTCTTACGCATCTTGTTACCTGCTCTCTCTCGATATGCAACATCACTTTTATAACTGTGATGATCAGGCATTATAGGTTGACCCATTGGAATTGCTCTTACCATCTCGCTTGATTCGTTTGCCAAATCGTTGCTTCTAGCCCCTGCTTTGCCTGCTAATTCATTGTATCTCTCAATGCGTGCTTGTTTCTTTTCTTCATAATTAGTCATAATGTACCTCTTTCGTGTTGTATGATGTTCTATAAATAATGCGTGTTATATGTGATGTTATACGAAGTTAAAATAAATCGTAAAATAAAAAGGGTTTTTACTGCTCCGTGTAGAATACCGTATATATGTGGCTTAAACGCTTAACTCTCTTTAACGTCTTGTTCTCGCTACTATTACGACTAACGTTAATATTCCAATGATACATAAGAAGGCAAACCCTCTTGTTAGATCTGATTCAGACATGTAGTAATAGATTTGATTCTCCCATAGATACATGTTAAGTTTGCTTGTTAGTTCAATCATTATTGAAACCCTCCGTTTATTGTCATTATTTCATCACCATAATATAATGTTGCCCCATCTGTTATTAAATGCCTATCGTCTAATTCTTCCCATGCCTCATTGATAGTTTCAACGTTTGTATTCCATAGTTCCCACTTTGGACCGTTAAAACTGTATTGTATAAATAATGTTTTCATGCTAATTACTTCCTTATAATTTATTCGTGGAATAGGGTTTTTACAGATGCCCTTTAAAACTGCGGTTGTTGATTAGTATGGTTCACCGCTGAATGTTTCACCCTTATGTATTTTCCCATAGCACTTACAATCCATGCTTACAGGGTGATTACAGTCCATGTATTTACCGTCTTTTGTCCATGCTTGGTTATCATAATCAAATTCATACTTGCTATTATCTCTTACTATTGTCATTGCTTTTACCTCTTTCTTTTGTTGTTATGCTAAATCGCTAATCTGGATCGTTAATGTATGACCGCTATAGTCTGTTATGTAATAGCTGGTTGCGTTGCTCTTTGTGTAGTTGATAAACCACGCTTGACCTTTGTAATATACTTTATCTCCGTATTTTTCTGGTTTCATGTTTCTAACTCCTTTTTCTTCCGCTTATTTCTTAAGCGTTTATAGCGTCTGTAGCGTTCATTTCTCTCACCTCTAGTATTCCCCAACAACGTGGACATTTACGAGGTGTAGCGTTATATGTCGCTCTGGTATCGTGTAGTTTGATGGATACACAGTCACATACTGGACAGCCTAGATATTCTACTATATTTCCTATTTTCATAATGTTACTCCAATTAAATTCATTTAAAGATACTAACTTAATACCCTTAAGTAATTTAATTGTTACGCTGTTCTTCCACTTGTTTATAATGTCATGGCAATCTGTTCGCATTGCTAATTATATCAGTTGTACAGCAAGATTAATCTTTTCCCTTAATCTTCGATATTCAGTTTTCAATGTTCAACCAGTTAAGCAAGTAGTAAGTCAATTTGTAAAGTGTAAATGTGATGTAAAACGATTGATGACTTGATGTGATTTGCTCGAACCATGATTATACAATAACATGTATACTGTTAGACTGTCAACAGTTATTTACGTTCTTTTTAAAGTTTGTATATTATGTCATGTATACTGTCCTTATTTGTGCAATGTATACAGTATAGGTGATTTGACAACGCTATTAGATCTGTGCTACCCTAAAGCTATTAATACGAGGTATAACGTTTATCTTATAGGTTTATATACTAAGCTTACTTATATATTAGATAGGAATGATTGGAGCTACAATCTTAATGAATAGCATTGATACACCAAAATATAACGGTCATAGAAAATATCAGTATTCAGATGATATGCAAGCTGATATAGATAGTTGGTTCAAAGTGCAATATTCAGACCTTGCAACTAAAACTACTAAACGTGGTAATATCATTCAATTTGTTAGACCTCCATTCTTTGGTAGAATGTGCAGGGAAGCTTTAGACCTCAATAGTTCTCAATCTGTTTCAAGGTATATCAAAGGTGAATATGATGATGAAATCAATAACTACAGTGATGTTATTACGCGCGCTAAGCAACGCTGCCATGATGACATACTAGAAGGCGCAGCAATAGGCATATACAATGAGCGTGTCGTGTCCTTAGTACTACAATCATGGTTTAACTACTCGACTAAGTCAGAAGTAACAACCACTGGGGAAGTTATCCACAGACCACAGACAAAGGCAGAGCTAATTGCTTTAATTGAGGCTAACAACGAGATACTAAGCATTGAATAGAGCTTAATAAGGACAACAGGATCATATACCATGATGTGTATGTATGCGTATGCTATACCACTATCAATGCATGTGGTTAATAGCCTTGATGTGTGTATGTGTGTGCTGGTACTCAGTCAGTCACCCCCCCCTTGTATGTGTGTGTGCTCCATGTATGCGATAGTCACACCCTCCCCCTCTGTTTTCTGGGGTATTTGTCATTGTTCTATGTACCCCCACCCCCTACCCCATGGGGAGTACGACCAACCCCCACCCCC